AGTGTGCTCAGTAACGGAGTCTGGCTCCTTGTGATTAGAAAGGTAGTACAGAATTTTGACAGCCTAGATATGATGCTTACTTACCTTGTAGGCTCAGTTGTCGGAAGTGTTTTAATGCACTATGTATCAATGAAGTATTTTGAAAATAACAATAAAAAATAAATAAAAAATGGAAAAGAATTTTTTTGCAAAAATCAACAACAGCAACGCGGAATATACTCTTTATTTTGGTGACAAGAAAAATCTAGAAGAGTTTGAAAAAATGGTTTCTAACTGTATTAATAATCCAAAAAAATACACAAGTGTAATTTACACGGGCATTGATGAGCAGACTGTTTTTCCTGCAAAATTCTTAAACGAAAGTGTGATTACATTCTCAAAAAGCGAGTAAAACAAATCTATTTCCCAAATGGTTCGTGTAGGTGGTTCGATTCCGCCTTTGGGAACAAAAAAATAAAGAAAAATGGCAACACTTAATGAACTGAAAATGCTTTTTTCTAATCGTTCGACATCTGATGTAGCAATAGAAATCAGCGGATTTACAGGTTTTAGAACTACACTTATAGATGAACTTACACAGGAAGAAATCAATAAGCTTTACAAAATACATACTGCTAAATTTATTGATAATGAAGCTGAAAAAAGATATTGGATAAGCTGTATTTTGTCTATTGCCACCAAAGAAGGTCTACATTATCCTGTAATGATAGAGAAAAACGGCAGAATGATACAAGATGACTGGCATAAATTCAATACTTGGATGCTGACAAAAAGCACAGTACATAAATTACTTTTTTTATGCAGTCTAGAGGAATTGAAAGCAGTACACCGGCAACTCTGCAAACTTAGAGACAATAACGAAAAATCATCACAAAAACCATTTAATAAAGCTTGGATAAGAAAGGCAATTAGAAATAAAAATTTGAACTAATATGATAAATACAATTAAAATTAAGGTAGATTACAATCAACTGTGTGTTATCAATTCTCTAATGCAGGAACTTGATAACATCAAATTTGAAGAACAACCGCAACATCTGAAAAGTATCGTAGCGATTTGTTTAGAGCTTAGAGAAAAACTCCTGCATAAGGCTATCAATTCACGAAATAATAAAAAGCCTTTTAATTTTACTATGAAGTATTATTTTGCAGATGCTCTTTACCGCTATCTTACAGAATATTCTATTTATTGGCAGGTTGCTTCTGGAAGTTATGAGGAAAATGCATTTTTAATCATCAGAAATCAGTTACACCAACAGCTATTGTAAAATGGAAAGTATTTATAAGATAGAAGCCAAAAAGCCCAGCGGGCGGTATGTTTTAGTAGTCTACCATAATCAAATTTTAAGAGAAATAAAGTTTTATGGGGAAGGCTGGACAGATATAATGATAAAGGGAATGTTTAGTCTGGTAGCTGTTACAGAAGATTTTGCCAAAACCACAGAAGAAAGCAAAGTTATTTATACTAAAATCTGACGATTATACTTATTACTTTTTATTCAAAAACGCCAATTTGCAAAAGAATTGGCGTTTTATTATTTTTGCTGTATGCAGAAAACAAAATACCCAAAACGCCCAACCACTCAACGCCATTATGAGGCTATCCGTGCTGAATATCGCCGCCTTTCGGAGATTACAGAGTATGGAAAGCCCAAGTACAGCACGGAGCGTATTTTAGCGGAGTTAGCACATCGTTTTTTCAAATCTGAAAAGACAATAGAGAATATAGTGTTTAACAGGGTTTAAGGGATTAAAACAAATTCGTTGTCTCCCATATCATTTACCAATTGTGCTGTCACTACTCTTTCCTCCATTTCTTTCATTGCTCCTGTATCCTGCATAATACAGCTGAAAGAAATTCGGTACAGATTTCCAGCACCTCCTGTATCTTCTGGAGCAAAACCAATTCTTCTCATAGCTGAAAAATTCTTACCGCTCAATCCATGAAAGGTGGTATGTAGTTCATCCATTGAGTGTAAAAACTCTAATGCTGATTCTTGATTGAAGGCTCCATTATAGGTGTCAGCAAAGGTTTCGTAAAATAGATAAAAATCTACCTGTAAATTGATTTCTTGCTGCAACATCCCCAAATCCTGCGTTCCTAATGTTCTAAAAGAAAGAAATACAGCAGGGGTTCTAAATGGATGTTCATCTTGCAGGAAATTCACCTGATTGTGCCAAAGGTCTATCCAGAGAATTTCCGGTATTTTATCTTGTAAAATTTCTGTCAGTTCTTTATAAAGGTTTATCCAGTTTTCCATAATTATTGATTAGGCATTTTTTTGAATTTCTCAAATATTATTCTTTTTAGTTCTTTGTCTAAGTTAGACATCAGTGCAGCACTTTCCCCCATAAACTTTCTTTGAGGAAATTTTAAGGTAATACTGTCTTTCTTGGTAAGAGCCATGTATTTCCATTTATTATCATTTGTTTTTTTAAACATTGCCCAGAAATATTTTCTCATTCTTTGAGTAACAGGGACATGAATTATTCCGCCCTCATTATGGATTTTAGCATAAGGAGCGTAGGAACCGAAGGTAATATAATTACTGCCTTTATCGGCTGTTTCTATACTGTCTTTAAGAAATCCTGTAGCATTGAGCAGTTTTCCTCCTGGTCTGTAATCTGGAGAAACTCTATCATCCCATTTTTGGAAATTCCTGTCAGTGAATCCGCCTTTATCAAAAGAACTTTTAAAAAAGGCTATGGCTTCTACCTCTGAAATAATATAAATAGCTTCGGTAACTTCCTTTGTTAATTTCTTGAAATCAGGTACTTTAAAATCATTTTTAGACATCTTTAAATAAAATTTAAAGGTTATTTATTTGCATTTTAAAAACTTTTGTATATTTGCATCGCGGGAGGCGAGAAATCTCCTACCGCTACCACAACAAATCCCTGACTTTGGTTAGGGATTTGTTGATTTTAGACTTTCCAATTTTTTAATAATGGAAATATAATCGTCTAATAATTCATCTTTTGTAAAGGAAATAGCCTTGTTTCCATTGACAAAATAGATTTCGTGTAACCAGTCTTTATCCTTAAAATTCATTATTTTACCTTTTAAATTTTTAGTAATTTCATTTGCTTTCCAATCCTTAAAATTAGTAACATCATATACAATACTATGGTTTCCTTGTTTTTTAGCTGTTTCTAAATTACTTTTAATACTAGTGTATGATGACACTTCTTTTCGGTCAGCAATTTTTCCGTTTATTTCATATTCTGGGTTTTTGTGTCCTTTTACAATATTACTATCAATATGCGCCCTAATTTTCACATCCGTTTTTAATTTATCGACAATAACCATGGCGGTTTCTACATTGCTTACCAAGTCATTTTCATCAGCAAAAGGACTAACAAATACCTTTTTCTTATATTTTCCATGATAAGCAGTGTCCATAGGCATGTTGTATTTCATCAGTTCGGCATTTATTTTGGCTTTGTGGTCTTTATTAAGCAGTTTGAAAAAAGAGCCTTTAGATGTGAAAATTTCTTCATCTACAGCAACATTTCCTCTAAATTCAGGCAGTACACTTTCGTCTTCAAATTCTCCCTGTGAAACCTTTTCTGCGGTATTCATTACGGTACATCTACACCGCCAGCCATTCGGTGGATAGTAAGTTTTCCAAAATGGGTCATCTATGGGCTTTACTATTCCGTTAAGTGCTTCATGCTCTGGACGAACCCTGCCGTCCCCTACGGTTCTATAAACAAGGTTGGGGTAATATTCTCTCTGTTCTTGAAATTTTGTCCATAAGTGAGACATTTGGGCTCCACGCTTGGCTGTTTGGTACTCGGCATTAAGATAATTTCTATTAAACTGAAAATTCATTTTCTGCAGGTCTTGCTTAAACTGATATTCGGGCTTAATTCTTCCGTTTTTATCTAAAATAAGGCTGTTAATAATTTCCAGTTCTGCCAAGGTCTTTGCAGAAGAAAACTGCCAAAGGTTCTTTTTAAATTTCTGGATAAGATTGTTAGGTTCTTTATAATCATAATCTACCCACTTTCTGCCAAATTCTTTTTTCACTGGTTGAGATATATCCTTGTAAATCTGCTCTATCAAATGAGGACTTAAATCAGAGGGGCTGAGTTCCTTGTTTTGTATCTTTGTACTTAACTCCTCTATGAGCTTAGTATAATCAGAAAGGTCAATCGCAGAGGGTTCTGCATCACAGCACAAATCATGATAAGAAGCCTCCAGCCTGCGGAAGAAAGAACGCAGGTATAAAAACTTATTCGGATTTAATCGGTGTTTCATTGGTATTTTCTTTAATGCCTAAAATGGGAATGCCTGTTTTTTGCTGGATGTATTCAGGGTCGATATAAAAATGCTGACCAAATTTGGTTACCAAATCAGCTAATTTTGCTGAGTCAAACACTTCTGCATTGTCCCATTCAAAATAATGATTTTGCAGGGGAGCATATACAGGGGAAAGTTTTATCAGTCTTGGAATTAACTGCTGATTGATAAGGTTTTGTAAAAAAAGCTTGTCACTCTCAAATCTGTCTTTTGCTAACTGGAACTGAATTTCTACCGAACCCACAAAGCCTTTTTCATCTGTCAGCCCTGTTCCTCCTAAAATTCTTTTGGACATTTCCGAATTGGCACGCTCTATCAGGCTGTCAAAAACAGCTTCTGCATTATTGGTAGTGACATTAGGAATTTCAAATTTTTCTGCTCCTCTTCCTATCATAAAATTAGCTGCCTTAAAGGATACTGCCATATCCCAAAGTTCCTGCCCTCGTTTTTCATCTTCTCTGTCGGTAGTAATGAATAATGGCGGTATACCATATTTCTCTACAAAATCCAGCCATGAACCCATTGCCAGTTTTTTAGCTAAAATAATAGGAGCCATCTGTGCAAGTATTCCTAAATCCCTGTCTTTTCCTACCTGAATATAAAAATTGGCATATTTCCCAGAGCGGTAGTCCCAGCCTGTTTCTTCTCCATTTTCTTTGGTAATGATTCCTTTTACTGTATTGAAATTAGATGATGGTATTTCGCTGATTTCTTCTAACTCTCCAGCTTCATTGGTAACAAAAATTTCTATAAGTTTTGTTCCCTCAAATTTAGACCAAAGAGCCGTAGCGATAAAATCTTCAAACCAAGTTCTTTGGAATAACCACGATAAATCCTCGTTTTCTTCTTTTTTATCATTAACAATCTTAAAGTTACTTCTTTGAGAGTGTAGAATACGGCTTTCAATCACCGAAACAAGATGATTGTCTAATTTCAAATTTTGGTAAAGCTGGTGTAGAAACAGCCGATTAGGGCTGTATTGATTTGTCGCCATAAGGACAGCTAATTTCCAGTCTTCCAAACTCTTTACCTGCATGGTTTCTGCGTTATGGGTAAGAGATGATGACAACGCTCCGCTTCGGGCATTTTTAATTGCTGCGGTTATTCTCAGCAGTCTTTCGTCTGCTCTTTTTAGAAAAAAGTTCTCCGCTTTTTTATATAAATTCTGTAACATTAGATGAAAAAGTTTTTGTTAGACAAGTTGCCATGCATTAGTGAATCCTTAGGATTATTTGTGGATTCTTTGGGCTTTGACGGGAGGTCACTCAGTGTCATTCTGCCAGTATTGAGTTTTTCCAGCGTTTCCATTGCCCATTTGTAATCCTCCTGATAGCCGTTATTAACCTTACGATAAACATTTCTTCGGACTGCCTCATAGATAATAATCTTAGTAATAATCTTATCCAAAACCCCGTTTCTTATGGGTGGTTCTGCAAATATTTTTGCCACATCATAGTAGCGGTACAGGTAAGTTTTTACAAGGCTTATGGTTTCTGTTTCTAAATTCTCTATGGCCTGTTCAAAGTCAGCTGTGGATTCTTTTATTGCTCTTTCAAAAGCATGAGTATAGAGATAATCAAGGGTTAAATACTTCATTGTTAATAATTTAAAGTGTTTTTAATAAAAATAATAGTTTATCCAGTAAAGGCTACCAGCGGTGGATACCTTTCATTTTTCCAGCACGATAAGAGAAAGTTTTCCCTTTTGCTCCTACATAAAGTTCTAGTTCGGCAATGCTGTACTGGAAAGCATCTGGAAAGTCGTCATGAACTTTATAGCTTGGTTCTATTCCTTTGAGCTGGGACAACCCTACTTGTATATCTTTCTTAGCTTTTAGTTTTTTACTGAAATAAATTCGGCTGTTTTGGAAATAAGGATGCAGCTTTAAAATTCTATCATACTTTTTTCCTTTGGATAAATCCTTTTTAATAATATAGAGGTTGATTCCTTTTTCGTTTTGTACTTCTTCTAAAACTCTTTGTACTTCATCATTCCAAAATTGGGATTCATACTGCCAATGAACTCTTACAGATGCAGGAAGTCCTTTTTGAAAATCACACATCCATTCTACAACTTCTTTCATTTTACTTTGTTTGCAGTAACCATCTATGAGGAAGAAGTCTCTGTCTTTCAGCCCTGATACTGCCACCGCATTAAAATCGCTGGTAGCAGTTCCTGCATAGGCAATATCCCAATGCCCTACAATTATTTCTAAATGGTCTAATCTTGGCAGGTCGCACCATTGAAACTGCTCATCTTTGAAAATAGCACCTTCCACATGGGGGGAGTTGTTGTATTCTGCATTAGCAGGAAGCGGTCCCAAATCTTCTTCTATGATTTTGAAATAATCAGGAGCGTACTTTTCTTTCCATGCAGGCTGATAGGTTACAGGATTATAAGCATTTACTTCATGAATAAACCACTTAGGTCTCATTTCTTGCAGAAGTGTCTGTATCATTACCTGTGCAAAGCGGTTATTAGAGTAGGTAAATCTTCTTGTGGAGCCATCCATAGTGGGAATAAGGTCTCTTAAAATCCATTCCGCTACTTCTTTTTGTCTTCTGGGGTTTTTGTTAATTTCCTTATCCTCCAAGTCGTCACAGTTGATGTGGGTAGGTCTTTTATTTCTTACCCTTAAACCTCTTACAGATTGTCCCATACCCAAAGCTTGTGCAATAAAGCCTCCTTTGGTCTGAAAAAAATGTTTTTCCCATGTTCCTAATTGTTTCTGTTCTCCGAAGTCAGCAAGTATTCTCGGATTGGCTTCAAATTCAGCTCGTATATCCTCTAACAACTGTTCTGCTTTATCTTGGGAATTTCCAATAAGCACAAAATAAACAGGTTCTCCTCTCAGCCAAAGCCAAAAGGGAATAAAAATATTATTAATGACTGATTTAGCCAATGCTCGCCCCCATTGGGCAAAACCCCTGAAAAGAGGGTCACTGGCTACTTTTTTACCCCAATACAAATGAAATTCAGCAGGTTTGGAATCAGCATAATGCGGAAAATACCTTTCTATCATTTTCCCAAAATCTCTTTTGCACTCTTCTATTGCTGCTTTTCTCTGCTCTTTGGTTTCAAAGGCAAATTCTGACCCCGCCGAACGGGCAAAAGCTAATTTCTGTTTATAGCGTTCTAAGGCTAATTTATCTTTAATCTTCATAATGATACATAAAAATTGAGAAAATGAATTTTTGAGGAGTTTAAAGCTGTTTTAAAGAATGTTTCAAAGAATGTTTTTACACCAATTTAGCTGCAACATCTTCTAAATGGTTTTCTTGAAAATCCAAAGTCTGCATGTACAAAGGTTCATTATACAGCCTAAGAGCTTCAAAGGTGCGTTCCATTACCTCCATATAGATAGAAAGGGTTATTTTCCCTTCTTTATTAAGATTTTCTATTCTTTTATTCCATTTAGAAATAGCATCATCTATGGAGGCGGCTTCAGCTCTTAGAGTTTCTACTTTAACCCTTAGAATTGCTTTTTCTTCTTTAAGTTCTTCGTAATCGCCCAATTCCTCTAATTCTTCTAATTCCTTTCTAGCTTTAGTCTCGTCTTTAATAAGCTGTATTCTTCTATCAGTTAAAGAATCTACCACAAGCTGTGTTCTCTCTATTCTTTGGGGAGAACCATTAGCTTTAGCATCTCGTAGTTTTTTCCAATTACCATCCTTTATCCACCGCTGTACAGTCCGAAGGGTTACCCCTGTCTTGTGTGCTATTTCTTCGGGAGTTTTATTTTGATTGATATAAAGTTCTTTTGCTATTTTTTGTTCTGTTTCCTTTGACATATCTTTAAAATCTTCCTGCAAAATTGACAGATAAGCGTGTAGAAATAAATTCATTATTCCAAATTAGTATGAAATCCGTACTAATTTGGTAAGAAATTCATACTAATTTAGTTTACCGTTTTTCATAGGGATTTTTGAAACTCCAATTTTGCCTCAGAAATCAATAACGACAGAAGTGAGAAAATCAAAATTCATCATAGAGGCATACGAAAATCATAATACCCAGTCAGTCAATATTAAAATTATAGGCTACATCGGGGGATATAGTAATGAAGCTTCTGACATTAGAACAATTGTAGACCATGCCATTAAGAATGGTATCAGAAAAGCCGATGTATTCATTTCTTCTGGAGGAGGCTCTACCATAGAAGCACAGGGAATGGTTTTAGAGCTTAAGAAATTTGACAGTGTCAGTATTACTGTGGGAGCATTGGCAGCGAGTGCAGCGACTTATTTATTAACACAGTTCCCCTCTTCTGCTTATCCCGAATCCCAGCTGATGATACATAAACCATCCATTGAGACTTACGGTACAGCGGATGAAATTAAAGCAGATTTAAAGCTTCTTGAAAATACTGAAAAAATATACAGGGAAGCTTATGCCAAAGCTTTTAACAAAACTGAAGAAGAAATAGATGAACTCTGGAAAAATGATTACTGGATGACTGCAAGAGAAGCTAAAGAATTGGGGTTAATTCAAAACATCATTACTGCAGATATAGAGTGGAGCGAAGATGTTATAGACCAGTTATTAGCCTGTGGTGCTCCTAAAATTCCTCATGGACAATCAAAATTTAATCATAACAAAATGGACAAAAACAGAATTATTGCTACACTTGGTTTAGCAGCAGACAGCACAGATGAGCAGATTTATACTGCTTTGGCTGAAACAAAAAGAAAAGCAGATGTAAGTGCAAAACTTTCAGAGCAATTAA